GATTATGATGAAGAAGATAATCAAGATAATCAAGATAATCAAGATAATCAAGATATCCCAGATTATCAACAACAATATGAAAATTTAAATAATGAAATTAAAGATTTTTAAATTATTTATTTAAAAATAATTTATTATTAATATTTAATGAGCGAGTTAATAAATACTTATCAATTGGAAATTGAAAATTTAAAACAAACTAATAAAAATCTAATAAAAAAAAATAAATTATTTTATGGTAGAACTAAAAATCAGAAACGAACAATATTACGTTTAAAAAAATTAATAGCAGAGTTAAGACAATCAAATAAAGATAATATAAGTGATGGTTGGGATTGTATTGATGAAAAAGATGAATTATAAGGATGATATTAATTTACTTAAATTAAATGCCATGAATGATGTTAAACCACCATATAAAGATATAGACCCTCCTGATTTCCACCATATTTCTTTAGTATATTTTGATTTAATTACACCTAATATAAATAACCCAAATAATACAGATATATAAGTATTAACAAATTTGTTTTTATAATTTATTTTTAATGCCAAATAATAAATTATCAATGGAATCAAACCAAATCCAACAAATGATAAAAACATAATTATACCATTTTTCATAGGATTGATTGAATCAGATTTATTATATATTTTTTCAGCATTTACACTAGCATATTCACCAAATCCCATAGATATAGCATCTGAAATCAAAGCAGCTAATCCTAATATAAATATATATTTATAATTTAATTTAGTGCCCTCAATACTAGATATAATATTAAAAATAGTCATTATTCCATCAATACCACCCATCATTATCGTTCGTAATAATACACTCATTATAATAATTAATTATTTTTTATTTTTAAGACTTTCAATGTTAAGAAATAAAACCATGTATAATTTAATCCTAAAAATGGTAGAACTAATAGTGTAACATAATTATATGTATGATTATATAAAATATATGTCAAATAAGTGATATTAATTATTCTAAATATTAAGAAACATAACCAAAATATTTTAGTATGTAAGTCAATATGTTTAAAATAATAGTTATTAATAGCAAACCATCTTGTATTTAAGAATATAGTGCTACCTTCACTCATAATTCCTAATGCATAACAATATGGATCTAAATGTGATATAAATGACCCTATTAAAAAACATATATGATGTAGCATCATTTCTTTTATATCTTTATTTGAAATTTTTTGTGTTAAATACAAAAAAATATCTGTTGAAATATATACTACATTATATTCTATAACATATTGAAATATATTATAGGATAATATGTTTGTTATAAATAATACAGATCCAATTAATGATACAATAGCATGAGATATACTTGCTATACGACACGTGAATTCATAATTATAATTCAATCCAAATACTAAAAAACTATTAAATAGTAACAATAATAATAACATTAGTATAAATATAATTATTTCTTCTTAAATTATTAATTAAATTAATTTAATTAATTTCAGAAAAATTATAATTAAAATATTTTATTATAGTATAAAATGGTTAAAAGTGCAAGTGGTAAAGAAGGAATGAGATCATTTACAGTTGTAAATGCTACTAAACATGGTGGTTGTAAAACAAAATTTGGTAAAGGTGGTTTATACAGATCACGAACTCCTGTTGCAGCAGCTAAAAAAGCATTTAGTGAATTATGTAGAATTAAAAAAATTAGAGGTGTTTGTACTTTATTTATTACAGTTAAAGAAACTACAAGAAATAGTAAAAATAAAGAATATACTTATAAACTTAATAGAAATAAATTAAAAAAACCACTTATTTTACAAGGTTCGGCAGGTGAATATGTTATTGAATATCAATCTAAAGCAAAATCTGTTAAAAGTAAACAACCATGTCTTAAACCTGGTCAATCAAGAGGTAGAAGAATGAGACGAACTTCTAGAAAATCACGTAAACGACCAATTAATGCGCGAAAAATGATTTCTAAGGTATTTGGATTAAACCGTTAAATTATTGCGAAGTTTGAGATAAATGTGGTGAAACATGTTTATTAATTTCAACAAAAGTCATATTTTGTGGTTTCTTAATACCAAAAATTTTGGATAATTCCTTATTTGGAAGAAACTTTCGTTTATCTTCTTGAATTTGTAAATTTTTTTCTTTAATGTATTTAGATACACTTTTCATTACTTCAGCTTTAGTTAATAATGTTCCTTTATCTAAAGATAAAAACTTCTCGAGATCTTTACTAAGAGACATTTTACTTTGTGGTCTTTTTGGTTTAGAACGTGATGATTTATCACTTTGCTTAACCATCTTATGTAATGATTTAAGTTCGTCCTGTAATCCGCGTGTAACTTTACTCATATCAGTAATTTGAGTCGTTAAGGATTTAAAAGTGTTTTCAATTGATTCAAGAAGTGGGAGTTTATCAGTCATTTTATACCTAATCAATAAAGGAAAACTTTAAGTAATTTAATTTTTAATAATATATTTATCTAATTTATTTGAGAAATCTTTTAATTTTTCATTATAATGATTAAGTAAATCTTGAATTATTGGTATTTCATTATTAATCATATTTTTAGAAAAGTATGGTAAATTAATTTCTAGTTTTAAATCATTTAATTGTAAAAAGTTATCAAGAAAAACTGCTTTTTGGAAATCGTTTAAAACGCCAGGATTTAACTTTTCATCTTTACTACTAGAAAAATTATTTGTAATTCTAAGTATATCCTCTTTTAAAAATATACCACCATTTTTAAGTAAACAAGTATCTTGTATATCACCACTACTTCTTTTAACTAAATATATTTTTTTGGTTGAAATATTTGTAAATTTAAATGGTATTATAAATTCAGTAATCATAAATTCTATATTAGTACATTGAAATAATAATTCATTAGATGTATGATAGAATACAATACCTGCTGGAACATCATACATATTCTGTATTCCATAAATATAGACCTGTTTAAAATCAGTATCATAATTATTATATACTTTATGATCATACATATCCATTCCTATACATCGTGATGTGAAGCACATACTAAAAATAATATTTTGGATTTTTTCTATAATTTCTTTATATGACGTAAAATTAATAACGTCATATGTGCGTTTTGTTATTATATTACTAATATTTGAATGACCAACCATGATTTTATTATTGGATTTTTTTTCTAAAATAATTTCACCTGCTAAATTATTTTGTGAAAGATAAATAGATGATTTGTTCATTATACTATAATTACTAATTATTGATTTTAAATCAATTTTAAATAAAGAGTATTAAAACTATTATTTTTATATAAAATAATATTAGATGGATATATTTAATAATTCTACATTTAATATTAAAGAATATATAGTAGATAAAAAAAGAATAGGCAAAGGTTCTTTTTCTACAATATATAAATGTAGACATAATCTTAATAATAAACAATATGCATTAAAAGAAATTAATATTGATAAAAATAAAATTAAAATGAATATAAAAAGAGAATTTGAGATTATGAGAAAATTAAACCATGAAAACATTGTTAAAATTCACGATGTAATTATAGATAAACGCCTTAATAATATATATTTTATTATGGATTATTATGAATATGGAGATTTATCACATTTTTTAAATAAAAATCCATTAAAAGAAAAATTTTGTAGAAAATATATGAAACAATTATCTAATGGATTGAAATATTTATTAGATAATAATATTTTACATAGAGATTTAAAACCGCAAAATATATTACTTTCAAAAAATTATAATATTAAATTAACTGATTTTGGTTTTGCTACTTATTATACTAAAGATTCTATTATAAATACTTTATGTGGAAGTCCAATGTATATGGCACCTGAAATAATTACCAAAAATGGTTACAATTATAATTCTGATCTTTGGTCTGTAGGTATTATATTATATGAAATGATACATGGATATACACCATTTAACGTATCAAATTTTATAGATCTAATTAAAGAAATTAAAAAAAAAAATATTCAGATTAAAATGGATGTATCTATAGATTGTCAACAATTAATTTACTCTTTATGTAAAACAAATCCCAATGAAAGATTATCTTGGAATGATTTTTTTAATCATAAATGGTTTACAAATAATGAAGTTATAAATGATGAAAATAATTTAATGAATATAAATTTTGAAACAAGTTTACCAAATATTAATAATTATACTATAAATGAAAAACAATTCTGTTCATTTACTCATACTAGTATAAATGAATCTATAAATGATGGATTAGAATTTAAATTTCTACATGATGATGATGATTATGATTATGATGATGATAATGATAGTGATAGTGATGATTATATATCAGCTGATGAAATTAATGATAATAATGATAATGTTAATAATGATAATAATATTAATAATGATAATAATGTTAATAATGATAATAATGATAATAATGATAATAATGATAATGATAAAACAAAAGAATTAAATTATTTACAAGATGAATCATATGTAGATGTTAAACCAATTAATATTCCAAATAAATATAAAGACTTTATATTTATAAATCCAAATGATAATAATACTTTAAGTTTACCAAATAATATACATAAAAAAACATTAACTGATAGTTTTAGAGAATATTTGTATTCTTCAATTAAATTGATTAAATACTCTTATGATTATATAAGTAATAACTCAATTTAAATAGGTGGTTTGAGACCCCAAAAATTATCGGGTGTTTTTGATGGTAATATGTTAAATATAGGATAAGCACTATCTCTTAATATTTGTTCTTGTGATCTTATAGTTAAATTATTATTTGTATAAAATAATGGTGAACTTCTATGATTTTTTGATGGTGGTGCTGGATATGTTAAAGTTCTAAATGGTATTCCATTACCTAAATTAATTACTTGAACATTAGATTTAATATTCGGATTACAAATTTTAATGTAAACTTGAGGAGGCACATAAACACTTCCAAGACCTACATAATAACTATTTGGATAATAAAGTTTAAATTTAAAAGATTTACCTTCAGTTATAAGACTCCCCCCATTTTTCATACGTGA